TGGTAACCTGGCATCCTCCCGAAGGATTTCCCAGACCATTTCGAAGTACTAAAGGGGATTACCCGAGTAAGACTATTTCTTCGGCCGGGAACCGGCCTTCAATAGCACTCATCAAGTAAGAACCTCACATACTATATGCGATTGGATCGCTCCTGATTATAACCCTGAAAAGTTATATCCAGCTGTAGTGAATAACGGTCGATTACCCATTTTTGAAATTAGTTTCAAGAGCTTTAACTCGGTCGGTTTGATATTTCTTGCCGGCACGAGTGTGTCTCCTTCGTCTGAATATTTAATATCCATTCGATCCACTAATTCCAGGAACTCCTGGTATCGCTCGGTTTTTTCCGATGCGGATACTAGCATTTCCGTGGGCGAATCCATCTGAATCGGAAGTTCGAAAACTTCCTGAGTCAGATGCTCCGCTTTTTCCAATAATATTGTATACAAAGATGAGTAAAGTACCTGTAGATCAACTGTTCTAGGATCAGGTATCTCACCCGTTAGGGTAGGATAACCGTCCACATAGAAACTACCTTGGTCTACCTGTAAGGTACAGCACTTAGCAAAGGCTTCTTCGGAGTATGGTACGTTAGCCGATAAGGCAACATACCAAAGGCCGAATACCCTTTTTGCAAGGGCTTCTACATCAGCAGGAACATCGACTTTCGCTCTGAAAACCGCAAGCGGTTTCCACATGGTTATTTTAAACCATGGAAGCTCGATATTCCAAATAGCTTTTACCGTTTTTCTCTCGTGGATAAAGAGGCCTCGCCCGGTCATAAGACCAGGGAGAGCTAATTTGATTTTGTTAACGTCTGCGTTATATAACACAGCCCTAGCAAACCGGAAGACTTTTTGTTTTCCATCAATTAGCGCTCTAAGAGCATCCTCTATAGTTATCATTTTTCGATTAACTAGCATTGTCCACAAGGCAATAAACGATGGATTAGAATTACCTTTCTTGAATCGAGATAAGGCAGTAGATCTTTCGATCCAGGGTATAATATTCTTCGACACCACTCCTTTTGAGAGCAGTGAATGAACAATATTAACCCTTCCAATCAAACTATTTCCCGACATGAACATTTTTCATGATAATGCCGAGACATCAAAACCGTTAATTGAGGTTACTTTTGCAAACTCAGTTACAGGAACCGTAGCGCAAACCGATTTGGTTACGTTTATTGGTACTCCAGCTTCTGCCATGATAGCGAGATACTCGCGGGCAACATCCTCATCAAACATGATGATGTCGTCCCCGAGGACCTCATATCCAACATACCAATCTCCTGGTAACAAGAGACTGGTTGAAGACGGTAATAATGGTGTAGAGAAATTAATATTTCGAACTCGTCTATATGCTAATTGGACAATAAGGTGGTGGGTAACCGCCAACATTGCCCAACTAGACAGAGCTCCCATAGGTTGCCCTGTAGAATACCTCAGTACAATGTACGCGAGGCCTTTCTCAGTATAGATGATCGGAACATCCATGCCAGGACCAATGTTAAAGGTCTGAGGCATGGGGCCCGATCCCTCACGAAGTTCAAGTTGAACATCGTCAGGAAGAACCAAATAGTAATCTCGTTGCGTTAAAAGCGCGCACCACAAGTCTCCCAAAGTGGGAATCATAGTGTTTAAGATCAGCTTCTGCAGCTCGATCGGTAAACGATCGGTTGCTGCAGTTAAATCATATCCAAATGATCTTCCAGCTTTTATAGCTTTAGATCTTGCTCTCATTTCAGAGGCATGTTGGTCAAAAGTACCATCATTGGGTAATGATTTAAGGAACTTGAAGAGCATATCATGCAAAGGTTTAAGTGCGGACTGAGTCCACACATCTACCAGCGCGAATACCCTTCTTTTCCCTGCTGCTTCCTCTTTAATCGAAAGTTTTCCCGCATAAAGCCCTTTCGGGTTTATTACGGAAGATCCACTAAATCGATCAACCCCATCAGTGGGCGTTCTCGATCTAGGTTCAGATAGATTTAACTCTATGAGAACTTCGAACAGATTTGCAAGCTTATCTTGACGCAGTAATTTTAATATACCTAAAATATAGGGTGATAACCCCAGCTCGGCTAGTAGACGAGGATCATCAGGAATTCCACGCCAACTCACTTTGTGAGAAGGAGAGGCTGTTTCCAGCCACAGAATTCTTGCCTCACGGTACAGGAGACTGAGATCAAACATAGAAGACATAGAGCCTTGAGTTAATAACTCTTGGAACTGTGAAACTAGTTTATCAAAAGTTTCCTTTGCTACCGTAGAGGGTTGAGCAATGGTGTATAGTTTTAACACACCAGGGATCTCAATTACACGGTAAACACTGTAAAGCGTTAACCACCATCGAATAATCGATGTAGCTCCGGCCATTATCAGTTTTCTATCCCGTGAAGGGATATAAACCGGTAAACCAGACCTAGTAATTCGAGACTTCAATACGGAGTCGTCAAGACCCCGTA